CGACCGCTCAGGCCGCACAGCCCCAGAGAAACGGCAATCCCCCCAGCATCACCGCCACGCTGAATACCTATCTCGACCGGGACGGAATGCGCAAGCGGTTTGACGAGCTGCTGGGCAAGCGGTCGGCGCAGTTTGTGTCCTCCATCGTGTCGCTGGTCAACGCCGACAAGAATATGCAGATGGCCTTCTATGAGGCCCCCATGACGGTGATCCAGTCGGCCCTGAAGGCGGCCACCTTTGACCTTCCCATCGACCAGAACCTTGGGTATGCCTACATCGTGCCCTTTAAGAACTACAAAAGGGATACCGGCAGGAAGGTGATGGAGGCAACCTTTATCCTTGGTTGGAAGGGTATGCACCAGTTGGCCCTGCGCACGGGCGCCTATAAGACCATCAACGTGGTGGACATCCGGGAAGGGGAGCTGAAGCGCTATAATCGGCTGACCGAAGAGGTGGAGATAGACTTTATCGTGGACGAGGATGAGCGGGACAGCAAGCCTGTTGTGGGCTATGTGGGCTATTACCGTCTGGTCAACGGAGCCGAAAAGACCATCTACATGAGCAAGAAGGCCATCGAGCAGCACGAGCGGAAGTTCCGCAAGGGCGAAAATATGGGTAAGGGCTGGCGTGACGATTGGGACGCCATGGCCCGGAAAACGGTGTATCGTCAGCTGATCGGCAAGTGGGGCGTGATGTCCATCAACTATCAGACGGTGGAAGAGGGCAAGCAGCTGGCCGAGATCATGGACGAGGACGCCCGGGCCGAGGAGACCATCGACATCATCGACGCTCAGTTCTCTGACATGGACGTGGACGAGAGCACCGGCGAGATCGTGAACGAGTAAGGGGGGAACTGCTATGTTGGAAGTCAAAGTAGACTCGAAGAGTCTGGTATGCAGCATAGAGGCCACCGGCACCACAAGTGACATCATGGTCGAGATCTGCATGGTGGTCAACAGCCTCTACTCCACCATGCACAAGCAGGACAGGCTTATGGCCGAGATCTTCCGGCAGGACCTGCGGAAGGTGTTCAGTAATCCGAAAAGCCCCCTGTGGGAGCTGGATGCCATTCATGGCTCCGGCCTCGTGATGACCGTGCCGATCAAGCGGGAGGATGAGAACGATGGCTGACGACCGCATCATCAGAGAGCAGACCGACCGGGGAACGACTTTCACGTTCCCCGGCGGCACCAAATGCAACTTTGGCCCCGGCTCCAAAAGCGAGCTCTTCGCGGCACTGGAGAAGCTGTATGCCCTTGAACAGGCCATGGACGAGGGACGGCTTGTGATGCGCCCCCGGAAGCCCTACACCCCGCCCACGGCGGAGATCTTGCTGTATGGGGAGGGTGGCGACCATGCGTGAAATTTTGTTCCGGGGCAAGCGGGTGGACAATGGCGAATTGGTCGAGGGTTATCTTCTGAAATCTCAAAGAGTCTCTGGGTCGATCTTCATAGTAACAACGGGACTTGACCCGGACAATTTGCTGTCGTGCCTGAACAAATCACGCGGAGATGCCGAACTGTGGTCTGTCTACCAAGTTGACCCCACCACCATCGGCCAGTACACCGGGCTGAAGGACAAGAACGGCAAGCGGATTTTTGAGGGGGATATTGTTCGGTACTACGAGCGGCAGTTAGGTGGGGCAGATGCACCAGTCATTCAGTCTGTGGGATATGAAGAGGGCGGTTTTTGTGTGCGTTACTATTTCTTAAACAACTGGCTCAGAAACGCAGTCAACGGAAATATTCAGCTGGAAGGAATCGAGGTCATCGGCAACATCCACAACAATCCGGAGTTGATCGGAGGTGGCGGCCATGTGGGAGAAGGTTAAGAACTGGCTCATCAAGAAGCTGGGCGGGTACACCAAAGCGGAGTATGACGATTTTAGTCGTTTCCCTGTGACCCGGTTTGAGATTCTTCCGGAGCGGACCCAGAACACTGTAAGACTTCAGGCGGATATGTGGTTTGATTCTTTTTCCACACCTCCAACGGAGTGGACTGAGAAAAAACTCATGGACTCACTGGCAATGCAAATAAAGCCGTATGTGCATTGGGAACGGTCTGAGGATTATTGCAGGATGAAACATGGAGTTCGGGCGGTTGTGAAGGTGGTGAAGTTCAATGACTGAGGTATTCTACATCGACTATCCCCCCACTCCGGCGGGGAAGAAGCATTGGGCCAAGGAGTACGGCATGAACAAGTATTACGCCGGAACCCACTGGTCTGTGCGCAAGCAGGACGCCGACTACTGGCACGCTCTGACCCGGGCCTGTATGGAGAAGGCCGGACTGCGACGCATCCCCTTCCAGAAGCCGGTGATCGTCACCTTCTGGTGGAACGACAAGCTGGACATCGACAACCACGCCGTCATGGGCAAGTTCATCGTGGACGCCATGAAGGGACGGCTGCTGAAGGAGGACAACCGTCGGTGGCTGAAAGGCGTGTGCCACTACTGGCACGATGCCGACTACATCAAGGTGGAGGTCCGGGAGGTAGCGGTATGAAGAAGCCCGTGAAGATCTTCCGCCCCTGCGACAGCTGCGTGCACGAGAAGAACTGTCCGTACGACCGTGGCTGCTACCAGTGGCGGGTCTGGTTCCGGGCCTACTGGAACGCACTGAGAAAAAGGTATCGCTGACAAGGAGGAACCATGGACAAGAAACAGCCAGGGGTAATGCTCTATTTCGACATCCGGCCCTGCCTGAACCGGATGAACAGGGAGGAGCAGGGTGATCTGTTTGTAGCCATCCTGGACTATGCACAGTATGGCGTTGTGCCGGAGCTGGACGGTGTTCTGGGCGTGGCGTGGGATTTCATTCAGCCCCGGCTGGACCGTGACCGTGAGAAGTACGAGCAGATCACCGTGCAGCGAAACTATGCTGCCTATTCCCGTGAAACCAAGCGCAGGGGAGATACCCCGTTGTCTTTCGATGATTGGAAAGCAACGAGTGATAACGAGTCGTTACGGGTCGTTACGAACGATGACGAGCCGTTACCAACTACAACATCAAATACAAACACAAATACATCTCCATCTACAACTACAGCAACAACTGCAACTACAACCCCAACATCAACCTCAGCTTCAACCCCAACCGGCGAGCGGTCGAGGGACGAGGAGTTTGAGCGGATGCGCCGGGAGCGCATGGGGATGCTGATGAAATGATCGTACCCAAGAGGAGGGTTCAGGGATGACCAAGGAACGCCTGCGGCAATACCGCAATCTGAAGCTGGAGGAGCGACAGCTGAAGGAGCAGGAAAACACCATCGAAACCAAAGCAAGCGAGGCGCTGCAGGCGTTCTACCGGGAGAAGCGGGAGAGGCTGACCTCGGAGCTGCTTGCCATTGAAAAGGCCATAGAGGGCCTTGACGTGCGTGCACGGACACTGATCCGGGATTACTACATCAACGGCCTGACATGGGAAGAGGTAAGCGAGCGGAACCACTACTGCTTGCAGCACTGCCACAGGATACATTCGGACGCGCTGATTGCACTGAAAAAGGTTTAATACGCATTTGGAGAGGGCGGGGATTCCTGCCCTCTCCTTTTTGTCCACAGACCCTGCTAACAGGGCGAAAGCAGGGGAGGGGGCGAAAGATGCGATTAAATGAGACTATCGACCTGTGGCAAAATGGGGGTAGAAGGGAGCGATAAGCCATGAAGAAGAACAAAAAGGGCCGTGCCGCACAGTTGCGGGAGGCCGAAGAGAAGGCCGCCGGTCAGGATTGGCAGCTGGCCGAGCTGAAAAAGAGGGCCGAAACGGCGGAGTATGAGCTGGGCCGCTACAAGAAGGCCGTGGGCACCCGCAACAAGATTATTGCCGATCTGGAGGAGCGCCTGAAGCTGGAGGACAGGAAGCAGCAGTCCAACGAGGCCCTTGTGGCCATCCTGCTGTGCAGGCTGGGCGCCGACGTGGACCACCCCGTTACGGTGGAGCATAAGGCCGTGTGGGAGGCCCTGCAGGACTATCGTGTGCTGATTCGCCTGGACGAAAAGGAGCAGACCTATTTCCTGTCCTTTGTGAAGGGAGAAAAGGAGTAAGCCGTCTGCGACGACGAAAGGAGGGGAGCGTATGGCACCGGAGCGTGATAGCAAAGGTCGGTTCAAGAAGGGCACCAGCGGCAACCCGAGAGGCCGCGCACCCCTGCCCAAGGACTTCCGGGAGTATGCAGAGAAGGCCCCGGCGGAGCTGTGGGCCATGGCAAACGAGCCGGGATGCCCGGCAAAGGTAAGGGCCGACATCCTCAAGTGGATGGCCGAGATGTGGTTCGGAAAGGCGCCGCAGGCGCTGGATCTGGACGGCAAACTGGATTCCGGCGGCACCATGAAGGTGAAGTTTGAGGGGAAACTGGCGGAGTGGTCGGAATGACCGAGGCGCTGATCTTCAAACACCTCCGGGAGGAGGTACCCAATCCCAAGCAGCAGGCTTTTTTCAAGGCCAAGGCCAAACACATCGGCTATGGCGGCGCCCGAGGGGGCGGCAAGAGCTGGGCCGGCCGGCGCAAGGGTGTACTGCTGTGTATGCGGTATGACGATCTGAAAGTCATACTGATTCGCCGCACCATGCCGGAGCTGAGAAACAACCACATCATTCCTCTGCGCTCTGAGCTGTACGGCTATGCCAAGTACAACAGCGACGAGCGTGCCTTCCTGTTCCCCAACGGGAGCCGGTTTATGATGGGCTACTGCGACAACGAGGGCGATCTGAACCAGTATCAGGGTCAGGAGTTCGATGTGATCATCTTTGAGGAGGCTACCCAGTTTCCCGAGGATTGGATCACCTTCATCTGTACGTCCCTGCGTACCACCCGGACGGACTTATCCCCCCGGGTGTACTACACCATGAACCCCGGCGGCGTGGGTCACGAGTATATCAAGCGGATTTTCATCGACCGGAACTTCCGGAAGGGCGAGGACCCCAACGATTATGTGTTTATCCAGGCCACCGTCCACGACAACACGGTGCTGATGGAGGCCAACCCCGATTATATCAAGATGCTGGAGGCCCTGCCGGAGCACAAGAAGCGGGCTCACCTGTACGGCGAGTGGGACGTGTATGAGGGTCAGGTATTCGAGGAGTTCCGCAACCTGTCCGACCACTACGAGGACCGGGAGTGGACCCACGTCATTGCACCCTTTGACCCGCCCAGGGAGTGGACGATCTACCGCAGTTTCGACTTCGGTTACTCCAAGCCCTTCTCCTGTGCATGGTGGGCCATCGACTATGACGGCCGTCTGTACCGCATTCTGGAGCTGTACGGCTGCGTGAAGGACGAGCCGAACACCGGCATCAAGTGGAGCCCGGATCAGATCTTCGAGGAAATCCACCGTACCGAGACGCAGCACCCATGGCTGAAAGGTAAGCGCATCCTCGGCGTAGCCGACCCGGCCATCTGGGACGCCTCCCACGGCATCTCCATTGCCGAGACGGGGGAGAAGTACGGCGTGTACTTCGACAAGGGCGACCATGAGCGTATCCCCGGCTGGATGCAGGTACATTACCGCCTGCGATTTGATGAGAACGGCATCCCCATGATGTACATATTCAGCAACTGCGAGGCCTTTATCCGCACCATTCCTCTGTTGGTCTATGACGATCACAAGCCGGAGGACATCGACACCAAGATGGAAGACCACGTGGCCGACGAGACCCGGTATATGTGCATGGAGTACCCAATCAAGCCTGTCCCCGTGAAGGAGCGCAAGCCGGAGGTCTACGACCCGCTGAGCACGGACAGCGATACCAAACCGGACCGATACGCATATTACAGGAAGTATTAAGCCATATAAAGTTCCAAACGTTTGGAATTTGTGAAATTTAGGAGGATTTTATCATGGATAATCTGTTCGCAATGAATGCCTATATTGGAACCAAGCTGATCACCGCCCGTCCCATGACCCGCGGCGCGTACAACGACTACCGCGGCTGGACCATTCCCGCCGATGAGAACCCCGAGGACGAGGGCTATCTGGTCAAGTACAGCGACAACTATGTGAGCTGGAGCCCCAAGGACGCGTTTGAGGAGGCCTACCGCCCCACCAATGCCATGAACTTCGGCCTTGCCATCGAGGCGGCCAAGAAGGGCAAGAAGATCGCCCGTCTGAACTGGAACGGCAAGGGCCAGTACGTTTTCCTCGCCCATGATGTGGAGTTCCACACCAATGCCGATCTGTCGGCCTTTGCCGATACCGACGTGGAGGTTCACGACCTTCTGGTCATCAAGACCTCTCAGGACATCTTCCAGCCCGGATGGCTGGCCACGCAGAGCGATATTCTGGCCGACGATTGGTACATCGTGGAGTAAGGAGGCCGCACAATGGCTGAAAATAAAATCCTCGACATTTGCATCAAGGTCACTCAGATCACCGACGAGGAAATCGAAGAGCTGAGGGAAGTGGCAAAGGGGCAGATGGAGTACCACAACCCCCTGCGCATGGCCACTACCGGGAAGCAGAATGCACTGGGCCGGCACAATATGGCCGTTCTGGATGCCCTGCTGAAGCTCAAAGAGGTTATCGCGAGCGGGGCAACCCTGTAAAAGGAGGGCTTTAAATGCCTGAGAGAATCGACCCGGCAAGGCCCAATGCCAAGGGTAAGACCATCAAGGACTATCTGGTGCCGGCGGCCAGGGCGCTGGGGCTGAAAATCCCCGGCAGTCAGGCCCAGGAGGAGCCGGTGGACAGACGAGTAATGCCCCAGGGCACCGGCAAGGGCCTTGACCGGGAGGCCCTGGAGAAGGGCATTGCCACATTGAAGAAGTACAAAGACGCCAAGCGCGGCTTTGAGGAGCGCATTTTGGAGGAGGAGCAGTGGTGGCGCCTGCGTCATTGGGACGTGGTGCGCAACAAACAGGCCGAGCAGGATGACCGGCCCGAGCCCACCAGCGCATGGCTGTTCAACTCCCTGGCCAACAAGCACGCCGACATCATGGACAACTTCCCCGAGCCCAATGTGCTGCCCCGGGAACAGGCAGATGAGCAGGACGCCAAGATCCTGTCCTCCATCCTGCCGGTGATCTTTGAGCGCAACAACTATGAGGAGACATATTCCGACGGCGGTTGGTACAAGCTCAAGCACGGCGTGTCGGCTACGGGCACCTTCTGGAACAAGGAGCTGGAGGACGGTCTGGGGGACATCGACATTCCCTTCATTGATATGCTGAAGATCTTCTGGGAGCCGGGCATCACCAACATTCAGGACAGCCGGAACCTGTTCATTGTGGAGCTGAAGGACAACGACCTGTTGGAGCAGGAGTATCCCCAGCTGCAGGGCAATCTGGGCGGCCATGTGATCGACGTGGCCCAGTACGCCAACGACGACCAGAAGGAGCTGGACACCACGGACAAGAGCGTGGTGGTGGACTGGTACTACAAAAAGCGCACCCCCCAGGGTGACACCATCCTCCACTTCTGCAAGTTCTGCGGCAATGAGATCCTTGTGAGCACGGAGAATGACCCGGCCAACTACCCCAACGGCCTGTATGACCACGGGCGCTATCCGGTGGAGTTCGATGTGCTGTTCCCGGAGGAGGGCACCCCCACGGGCTTTGGCTATATCGCGCTGATGAAGTCCCCCCAGATGTACATTGACAAGCTCAGTCAGGTCATCATGGAGAACGCCGTGATGCGCACCAAGCCCCGGTATTTCGGTAAGACCTCCATGGGCATCAACAAGAAGCAGTTTCTTGACCTGAACGAGCGGATCGTGGACGTGGAGGGCGACATCAACGAGGAACGCCTGAAACCCATCGAGGTGGCGGCGCTGGATACCAACGTGCTGAACATCCTGCAGATGAAGATCGACGAGCTGAAGGAGACTTCCAGCAACCGGGACTTCTCCCAGGGCAGCACCAGCTCCGGCGTGACGGCTGCGGCGGCCATTGCGGCCCTCCAGGAGGCGGGCAACAAGACCAGCCGGGACATGATCACCGCCAGTTACCGCAGCTACATGAACACCTGTTACATGGCCATTGAGCTGATCCGTCAGTTCTATGACGAGAAGCGCTCCTTCCGCATTACCGGGGAGATCGGCTATGAGTTCGTCACCTACTCCAACGCCACCCTGAAGGGCGTACCTCTGCCCCCGGCCTATCCCGGACAGGAGGCGGAGCTTGGCTACACTGAGGCAAGCAGACGGCCTGTATTCGACATCGTAGTCAAGCCCCAGCGGCGCAGTCCCTACAGCAAAATGAGCCAGAATGAGCTGGCCAAGGAGCTGTATAACCTGGGCTTTTTCAATCCCCAGCTGGCCGAACAGTCCATGACAGCCCTGGAGCTGATGGACTTTGACGGCAAGGAGAAGGTGAAGGAGCGTGTGCAGCAGGGGCAGACCCTGATGAACCAGATGGCCGTAATGCAGCAGCAGATGACCAAGATGGGCCTTATCATCCTTGCAAAGACGGGACAGGACGTGCTCGGTCTGCTGGATGGGGGCAGCGCCCCCGGCGTTCAGACGGGCACACCTCCCAAGGGGGAGGGGAAGAGCATGGGCAGCGCGGCAACTGACGCCGCCAAGGCCACCATGACACCCTACGCCCAGAAGATGGCGGCCAGGGCCACCCCCAACATGGAGATGCAGCCGTGATCCGGGCGAACTATTTCCAGGAAGGAAACAGTCACTCCCTGACGGTGCTGGGCCATGCGGGATATAACGACAACGGCAGGGACATTGTCTGTGCCGGAGTTTCAGCCGTGACCTATAGCCTTGTGGGCTGGCTGGTCAACCACGAAAAAGACACGTCCTATCTGTATAAATTTATGCGCAGCGGTTCCACCACCATTATCTGTGAGGGTAATGAGGCGGTGAACACAGCATTTGAGGTAGCGGTCATTGGTCTGGCGCAGATTGCAAGACAGTACCCGGACTATATGACCATCACATACAAGTCGCGTTAGGCGGCTGACAACGCGGAAAAGGCGCGGAAGAAAGGAGCATGGAATCATGCATAACTTCAAAATTCTTGATCCTATTAACCTGAGACTGTTTGACGGTGCGGCAGCTGGCGCATCAGCCGGGGGAAACGCCGCCGGTGACGGCGCCGCACAGGCGGGGTCGGGAGCATTACCTACGGCCGGAACCAACAGCGGGAACGGAAGAGGCCGCCGTTCCAAAGCGGGCGCATATGACAACGTGGTATTTGGCAAGCAGGGGGACGCTCCCGCCGGCCAGACCGCAGGCGGCCCCGACGCCGGGGGCAAGGGCGAGGGTAACGCCCAGAAGGACCTTGAAGCACGCCGGAAGGCATTCCAGGACCGAATCCGGGGAGAGGACAAAGACCTGTTCCAGGAGGAGTTCCAGCGGGTGTTCAATGGCCGTTTCAGGGACGCAAAGGCCAATGAGGAGAGTCTGGCGGCCCAGAAGCCGATCATGGAGCTGATGATGCAGCGCTATGACATCACGGACGGGGACCCCACAAAGCTCCTGCAGGCCATTGAGCAGGACGATTCCCATTGGCGGGAGAAGGCCGAGGAGGCCGGCATGAGCGTGGAGCAGTACAAGGCAAACGCCAAGCTCCAGCGTGAGAACGCGGAGTTCCACCGCAGGGAGCAGCTGCGCATCGGCCAGGAACGGGCCCGGCAGCAGTTTGAGAAATGGTCCCGGGAGGGGGAGGAGGCCAAGGCCGCGTACCCCACCTTTGACCTGCAGACCGAGCTGGGCAACCCTCAGTTCCGGGATATGCTGAAGGCCAATGTGCCGGTGAAGTTCGCCTATGAGGTGATCCACCGCCAGGAGATCAACGACGCCATTGCCAGAAGTGCGGCCCAGGCCATGGAAACCCAGGTCACCACCCGCATGAGGGCCAGGGCGGCCAGACCCGCAGAGAATGGAACTTCCTCTCAGAGCGCCGCAATCGTGAAGGACGACGTGGAGCAGCTGTCCAGCCGGGATGTGCTGGAGGTTGCAAAGCGCGTCGGCCAGGGGAAAAAGATCTCTTTCGGATAAGAAAAGACCGGATTCCCCAAACCATTCTATGAAAGGGGAATAAACACCATGAAGCATTATACTGACCTGATTTTGCTGGACATGAACCTCCAGCTGTTCGCGCAGCCCAACACCCAGACCACCGGTACTGCGTCCCTGAGCCCCGAGAACAAGACCTTTTATGACAAGCATCTGATCGCCTGTGCCGAGCCCTATCTGGTCCATGACCAGTTCGCTCAGCAGCGCGACATTCCCAAGAACGGCGGTAAGACCATTGAGTTTCGCAAGTTCAGCCAGCTGCCCAAGCTGCTGACTCCTCTGACCGAGGGCGTGACTCCTGACGGCCAGACCCTGGAGGTCACCTACATCACCGCCACCGTGGCCCAGTACGGCGGCTATGTCACTCTGTCCGATATGCTGGAGCTGACCGCCATCGATCCCATGGTCCTGGAGACTTCCAAGCTGATCTCCAGCCAGGCGGGCCGCACCCTGGACACCGTGACCCGTGAAGTGCTCAACGGCGGCACCAACGTCATCTATTCCGGCGGCGTGGTGTCCCGAAACGCCATTGCCGATCCTCTGTGTGTGGATGACGTCAAGCGCGCTGTCCGCGCCCTGAAGAACCAGAACGCCGAGAAGATCGACGGCTGGTATGTGGGTATCATCCACCCCGATGAGAGCTACGACCTGACCAACGACCCCAAGTGGGAGGCCGTTAAGACCTATGACCCCGACGACTTGTACCGCGGCGAGATCGGCCGCATTGCCGGCGCGCGCTTTGTGGAGACCACCGAGGCCAAGATCTGGGAGGAGGCGGGCGCCAACAGCAAGAGCGTGTATTCCACCCTCATTCTGGGCGCCAACGCTTACGGTACCACCAAGGTCACCGGCGGCGGTCTGGAGAT